GTTGTGCTCAATAACGATGCCACCACCGGCATTCTTACCGTACTTCTTTGGTGATCGCGTAACAATGCGGGTGGCTTCTCGCTGTCTCTTCTTAAACTGACTCATCCGTTGTTTTCGCCTCGGAGTTCAACCCTGACTTCCATCTGGATGCCATCGGGATCGGACATGTTGGTGATGCCATACTTGACGCCGTTGATAACACAGCGGTCTTTAACCGTGATCTCACCTAGCCCGAAGAACTCACCGAACGCAACATGAGTAGTTTTCTCGTTTACCATTCTGCCTCTAAGTACCTCGCCACCGACAGTAGTTGTCAACTCGCAAGGCCAGCCCTGTGACAGTACCAACCACTTGCTGTCGTCGGCGTATGTTGGCTGACCGTACTGGTCAACCGATCCGTCATGACGATAAAACGTAGCAGAGTGTCGGCGAAATCCAATCCTCTTTCTGATGCTCATGGATAGGATGACCTCATTAGAAGTGTGACGATCTTCTCGTATGCAACTTCCTGACTGTGCAGGGCTGACCCTTCCTGTGCCGGATCAAAAAACCATTTGCCAACGCCTAGCAGCATAGCTGTCTTAAACAGTCGTGGCATACAGTCCGCATCATCTCCGTAACCAGCCGTAAAAGAAATGCTAATAGCACTTGGATTGTCTGGCTGAACACAGGGCCAATCTGTACCCGGTGCAGGGAATAAGCTTCCCCGTGCTTGATCGAAAATATAAGCAGCAGAGTCAAGCGTCTGCGTTACGCCGTCTTCATCGACGTATACCACAGATGCAACATTGCTTACTGCCCTACTTCTCAGCTTGATCTCGCCGTTCTTGCCATTCCAGTCAAACTGAGTCTGAAGGTATGTGGCGTTGATTAGCTGTCGATCAATGTCTTGCTCAAGACGTTCAGCTGCCGCTTCCGCTAGAAGTGTCAGATTTGCGTCGTGAGTTGTGTCGCTTGCGTTTAGTCTTAGGTGCGACTTTATCTCCTCCAGAGTTACTGGAAGATTTGTCACTGGCGATGTTCTTCTTATTGTCCAGTTTGTCGTCATCTTTCATGACCTCGCAAATGCCGAGAGAAACCAAGGTTCTCGCAACCCCAGTGTTGCCGAGAACCACAACAGCCCCCAGCTCTTGATTGAGCCGGGGGCATGACTTTACAAATCGTACTTTCACGTCAATTACGCAAGAACGATTTTGCTAAGAACTTCTGGGTTAGCCGACTTCAACGCAATTCTTTGCGTGCAAATGATACCCACTTGGTCATTTACTGCAAAAAGCTCATTCAAAACGCGGAAGTTCAGCGAGCGACGATCACCGAAGTAGTGAGAAACACCAAGGTCACCGAAGACGCAAAGCATGTCAGCCGAAGTTGATGCACCAGCACCCTTCATGGCGTTAACCAAGTTCACTGGGTAGCCAAGCAACGTTGGGCGAACGCCACCAACCAAGTCGGCTTGGCTGTTGCCACCGGCTGCGTTGAGGATGTCGCGAACTTGACCATTCCAAAGCGTTGGGCTCATGTACCACTCGTGGTTCAGGCCACGCTCTTGACCAGCAGCAACAACAGCTGCAGTTAAGTCAGTCAGTGCAAGAGAAGCAACGTCAGCAACCGAGTGAGCAGCAACGTCGCTGTCGCCTTCGATTCCGTCAGCGTACAGAGAAGCGTGTCCGGAGAACAATGCTTCGTCCTCAGCCTTCGCGAAGCTCCAAGCCAAGTCGCGAACGATAGTGTCAGTCATGCTGATCAAGCTGTCTTCGTTGATCTCGGTGCTCATCTTCACAAGACCGGCCATCTTCTGTGCCGTCAAGGAAACTTGGCTGAAAGTCAGGTCCGATGCGGTGATCGCGTCTGCTTCGTTTGGATAGAAGACAGTTGCGTGACCAGCAAGCTTAGGAACGGTCCAAGTAGGAGCACCCATGACGATTCGACGACAAACGTTACGTGCAACGCCGTACTCTTCAACCAAGTTGATCAGCTCGGAAGCAAGTGGGGCAGGAACGGTGAATCCACCCTTGTTGTCAGTTCCTTCGCTCTGTGCGGCCATGAAGTCGGCAGCCTTGCGGTCGCCAGCAGTTGCCATCAAGAATTTACCGGCGGTGTAAGCGTCTTCGCTCGATGCGAAAACTTTGGAAGTGTTGTACTTAGCTTGAGCAGGGATAGCCATTTCTACTTTTTCCTCTTGAGGGGCTTCTTCGATTTTAGGTTGAACGTTCTTGGCAGGCTCCAAAGCAGCTGCACGGCGTGCAACAACTTCTGCTTTAGCGGCCTCAAATGCTTTAGCCGAGTCCAATTTGGTCTCTAGCTCTTTTGCTTCGTTGTTGAGAGCAAGAAACTGATCTTGCTGCTCTTGTGATGGCTCGTCACCGTGAATGTCAGCAAGTGCTTCCACTTCGATGCTGATCTCTTCGAGGCGAGCCTGAATCTCTGCAATTTTCATCGCGTTTAGTCCTGTTAGTGGATCTACTAATGTTAGGATAGGCAGGGGATAGTCCCCTGCCGTGATTTGCCCATGTTACACTATTTGGGCTGTCTTGTCAAGGAATACCCTATCTCACTTGGCCTTGAGCCTAATTCGACGGGCAGTTGCCTCCATTTTGGCACGCCAAACAGGGCCAATCGTGCTTGCTTTTGGCTCCTCTTGCAGCTGTGCGTATGGTTTTTTCTTGTTTGGCTTGATCTCGTTAACCTCGTCAACAAGTCCAGCTTCAAGGGCATCCTGTGCGGAATACCACGTCTCAGCTGCCATGATCTCAAGCCACTCGTCCTCAGATTTCTCGCTGCGTGCAGCATATACGCTGGCAATGTCGCGGTCCATCTGCTCTAGGATCTCAACCATCCCCTTAAAATCCTTGGCGTTGCCCATAGCAACGGTCCAAGCTGAGTGAACCATCATTCGGCCAGTGCTATTGATAATCACGTGGTCAGCAGCCGATGAGATCACTGTTGCAATCGAAGCGGCAAGGCTGTCGATGTGAACAGTGACTTTGCCGCTGTAGTTGCGGATCTGGTTGTAGATGGAGATCCCATCGACGACACTTCCGCCCTCGGAATCAAGGTGGATAGTAATGTCCTCACCAGCGTGCTCTGCCAGTGCGTCCATAAAGTCATTAGAACCAATGTGGTTCTCGAAGTCACCAATACCGCCTCGGACGGTGATGGTTCCTTCTTCTGGGTTAGTCTCAAACTTCATCGTTATTGTCCTCTGTTGGGGTCTGATTCTCTTCTGGTAAACCTAGCTGCTCTGCTTCTTCCTCTTGTCCCAGTGTGCTGGTGACGCCGTAATCGTCATCCCCGCCCTCTACTGGGTTGAGTCCGTGAACAGCACGTGCCTCGTTCATGCTCATAATGCCCTGCTGGCGAAGGTTCGCAGTAAGGTTAGCAAGGAACTCGGTGTTGTTTTTGTGGAGCACATTTGCGTCGAGCTTGTACTCGAAGTTCCATGTGTTCTTCTGTCGCTGCGAGAGCAGCTTAGTGTTTGCCTCGTGCTCAATCTTGCTGATCCATCGTCCAAGGCAGTTTGTAATGTAAGCAGACTGACGCTCTGTGACACTCTTATAGCTGGCACCAGTGTTGTCGCCGAGGATGGTCTCAAGCAGGAAAGCAATAGCCATGCTCTCACGCTGGAACATTCTTCCATCTTTGTATGACGCACCGTTTCCATCAGTTGGGAGTACCTTGGCTGTCATGCCTTCCCGGATCATGCCGGTTTTGCCACTCTTTGAAACGCCCTCGTGGGCCTCATTGAATGAGTCAAGGAAGGCCTGAGCTTCTTTTGCCGTGCGGAATGCACCGCGAGGAGCCTCAAGCAACAGGCCCGGACGCCCAGCGTTTCGGAACATGCTTCCAGATGCCTCTGCACCTGCGATGGAAAGCCCGAACTGGTCCTTGAGGAGATCAAGCATTGACTCGCCCCACAGGCCATTGCGGCTGATCCCCATGATGTAGAACACGTCTCGATCTGGGATCTTGTAGCTGCTTCCCTCGATGTCAGACATGCCGATCAATGAAGCGTCATTGATTGAGACGTAGTGCCAACGCTCTCCCTCGTGGATCACAGTCGTGCAATCCTCGGCTTGGAGTGGGATCAGCCCAATAGGCTGCCCTTGGTTGTTTCGCTCGATGTACGCACGTGCGTTGCCATAAAGCAAAGCATCTGACATCAACTTCTCAACCATCGTGAACTTGGTAACAAACTCGTGAGGACGTGCCCAAACTCTGGCACCTGCGTCACTCATGAACGTGTTAACCTCGTCATTCCTCGTCTCCTTGCACTCAAGTGGCATCACTGCCAAGTGACCGCTGATCTTGCTCACGGCGTTGTATACGGTAGGTATGCCCATGACTGTTGACCAGTTAATGGTAATACCAGACGACGACTTGCCGCCATGCACAAGGTCCACTAGCCAGTCTGAAGGGTTGGTCAGACCCGACGAAGCATAGTTAAACATTTGACCAACTTTGCTCACAAAGCTCATCTGATTCCCTTTAGGTTATAAAATATCCACTAGTTCTAGGTGGTGCGTGCATGGCACGGCTCAAGGCCATTGTCATTGCAACACATCCGTCAATCTTCTCCGCAGAGTCTTTTTTCGAGTACATCACTCTCTCGTTTCGATCCTCAATGAGGACCGCGTTGCTCATCATCCAACGCAAACACGGGTTCCCATCGTGAGCGAACCTGCCGTCCTTGATGCACTGCCTAAGTATCGTAATAGGCTCGTTAAACATCCTACAGGACTGCGTCATCGACATTGGAATCAAGCCCTCTGTCTCAACGTATTCGCCAGTCTTTTGTGCCCCAAACGGGTCAAATGCAACCTCCTGACAGCCGTACTCATAGCACTTTCTGACGAGATCCTTTTCAAGTTCTGAGACAGGATACTTGCTCGTGCGAATGAGTCCATCATCAAGGAAGTCAACGAATGGCTTTACAGTTGTATCACGTTCTGAGTCGGTTGCAAGGTATTGCCATGTACGTCCCTCGTACCTGTAAATTGGCTGTGGCTCACTGTCCTCGTCAACTTGCGTAACCTCTCCGGTGTCGAACCTTGCGACAATCGAAAACGAGGCAAGGTCGTCCCGGCCACCGATGTCAACCCCACACCCTAGTGCGTCAGCGTCATTCCAGTCCGATAGCTCGCCCGCACATGCGTCCCACTCATCCATATTGAACGCCGCATCAGTGTTTGTAACCATCTGGTTGCAGTGATACCTACGCCACCTGTTCTCAACCAGCTTGTCTGTCATTGCTGGCAGCATCTGGTCACGAAGGTACTCAGGCTGGCAGGTAACGCCAAGACACGGGTTAGCCTTAATGAAGTTCACCTCGTCGAACACGTCGTCTTCTTCGTCCATCTCGTAGTTCAGGCTGAAGTAAGACTCATCCCTGAACTCATCACGAGCAATGCCGCAGGCGTATTTATATTGCTCTATCCACACGTGAGATGCTGTCGATCCTGCTGTCGTGATAAACAGGATCAGTGGCTGCACACGGGCACCAGAACCTGTCAGCATGGTGTCCAAGAACTCCTTTTGCCCGCCGTCACTGCGAAAAGCGTGAAGCTCGTCGATAGCAACCATGTGAGGCGACAGTCCATCGGCTGGCTTATCGGAGCCAGTGCAGAAGATGTGGCCAGAGTTGTGTGCGTAGGTTATCTGGTGGTTCTTGATCTCACCCATGCCCATGAGGATCTCAGATTGCCTGAACATGCGGCACGCCTCAGCATAGACAACTCGTGTTGCCTGCTCTTTCTTGGTTGCCGCGAGCACAACCTGTGCAACGTTCTCGAACCCGTCTGTCTCCGGGTTTCGGTCAAAGCCAGCCATGAAGTGAGAGATGGCAGCCGCAAGTGTTGATTTTCCTGACTTGCGTGCAACAGAAATAAACGCTTTCCTGAATCGACGAGCATCGGTCTCAGCGTGCTTCCAGCCGAAAAGCGATCCAATGGCAAAGCATTGCCAAGGCAAGAGCGTAAAGGGCTTGCCCACGTCTCGCCCGATGGAGTGACGCATAAGCGTCGGGAAGAAGTTGAGCACGTTGCGGGCGTGCTCTTCGTCGAAGTAGTAAGGGAAATCATCCGACTTTTGACGGTCAAGGTCTCTGAGGTGCCTATTGATTGCACCCGAGAC